ATGTCAGCCAGATCAACGGGCGCGTCCCCGACGCGTGCCGCAAAACCGCGTGCGGGCGAAACGTCCACGCGACGGGGACCCGCGCCGCCGCGCTGGGTCAAACCGTTCCTGGCCGCATTGGCCGATACATCCAACGTCGCCGCCGCCGCGCGCAAGGCCAAGATCGACACCTCGGCCGCCTACCAGCGCCGCCGCAACGATGCCGAGTTCAACCGCCAGTGGCAGATCGCGCTGTGCGAGGGGTACGACAACCTGGAAATGGAACTGCTGCACCGGCTGCGCACCGGCGAAGTGAAGCCGCCCCCCGGCGCGAAACGGGCGGCGCGATCGTTCGACAACGCCACCGCGTTCCGTCTGCTGGCCGCCCACCGCGAAAGCGCGGCGCGCCAGCGCGCCGTCCGCGATCAGGTGAGCGCCGCCGACATCCGCGCCTCGATCGACCGCAAAGTCGAGGAACTGCGCCAGCGCGTGATGGCGGCGAAGGCCGCGCGCGGGGCGGTGACAGCGGGGACAACGAAGGAAACCGGCAATGCCGGCTGACCGGCTGGATTTCCTGCGCGACGACCAGGACGGCCTCGGCGCGGACATCGGCGAGGCCTTCGATCAAAGCGAAAGGGACGAATGGCACTGGAACTGGCCGCTGTGGGCGCGCACCGCGCAACTGCCGCCCGAGGGCGACTGGCGCGTCTGGCTGGTGATGGCCGGGCGCGGCTTCGGCAAGACCCGCGCCGGCGCGGAATGGGTGCGGACCATCGCCGAGGCCGATCACGAGGCCCGCATCGCGCTGGTGGGCGCTTCGTTGCACGAGGCGCGGGCGGTGATGGTCGAGGGCGAAAGCGGGGTGATGGCGGTGTGTCCGCCGCACCGCCGCCCGCGCTTCGAGCCATCGCTGCGGCGCGTGATCTGGCCCAACGGCGCGCAGGCGATGCTCTATTCGGCGGGCGAGCCGGAATCGCTGCGCGGACCGCAGCACAGCCACGCCTGGTGCGACGAAATCGCCAAATGGGATGACGGCCAAGCGCAGGCCCGGCGCAGCTGGGACAACCTGCTGCTGGGCCTGCGGCTGGGCACCGCTCCGCGCATCGTAGCGACCACCACGCCGCGCGCGGTGCCGCTGGTGCGCCGCCTGCTGGAGCAGGCCGCCAGCGATGCCGACGTGACGGTGACGCGCGGCGGCACGCGGGAGAACATCGCGCATCTGCCCACGCGGTTCATCGCCGACGTCGAGCGCGAATTCGGCGGCACGCTGCTGGGCCGGCAGGAACTGGACGGCGAACTGATCGAGGACCTGCCCGGCGCGCTGTGGACGCGCGCGTTGCTGGAACGGTGCCGCGATGGCGCAGTGCCGCCGATGACCCGCGTGGTCGTGGGCGTCGATCCCCCGGCCAGCGCGCGGGGTGATGCCTGCGGGATCGTGGTCTGCGGACTGGGCGAAGACCGGATCGCGCGCGTGCTGGCCGATGCCTCGATCGAGCAAGCCAGCCCCGAACGCTGGGCCGGCGCGGTGCGCGATGCCGCGCGGGCATGGGCGGCGGACCGGGTGGTGGCCGAAGCCAACCAGGGCGGCGAAATGGTGGGCGCGGTGCTGTGCGCGGCCAATGCCACCCTGCCGCTGCGGCTGGTCCATGCCAGCCGGGGCAAGGTGGCGCGCGCCGAGCCAGTCGCCGCGCTCTACGAATCCGGGCGCGTGCGCCATGCCGGTATGTTCGCCCGGCTGGAGGACGAACTGTGCGGGCTGATGCCGGGCGGTTCCTACCAGGGGCCCGGACGATCGCCCGACCGGGCGGACGCCTGCGTCTGGGCGCTGACCGAACTGATGCTGGGCCGCGCGGGCGAACCGCGCGTGTGGTTCGACTGACATTTCCGACAGAAAGGCCGTTCATGTCCTTTTTTCAATCGCTTGCCGCCGCCTTCAAGGGCGAGCCGGTGACGCCGCGCGCGCCCTTGGGGCGCAGCTTCGTCTCGCCCTGGGTGGAAGCCTTCGAAGCACGCGGCACCGCCGGCACGCGAATGCCGATCCATTATCCGGCCGCGATCCGCGAAGCCTATCTGCGCAACCCCGTGGCGCAGCGCGCGGTGCGGCTGGTGGCCGAAGGGGTGGGCAGCGCTCCGGTGCGCGCCTCCCACCCCGCACTCGCCGCGCTGATCGCGGCGACGAGCGCGGGGCAGGCGCTGCTGGAAACGCTGGCCAGCCAGTTGCTGCTGCACGGCAACGGCTATGTGCAGGTGCTGCGCGACGCCGAAGGCAATCCCGCCGAACTGTTTGCGCTGCGCCCGGAGCGGGTGACGATCGTGCCCGACGCGGCGGGGTGGCCGGCGGCGTTCCTCTACAAGGTGGGTGAACGATCGCTGACGATCGACGCGGTGGACGACCTGGGCCTGCCCAACCTGATCCATATCCGCAGCTACCATCCCGGCGACGATCATTACGGAGCGGGCTGCCTCGAAGCGGCGGACGAGGCAGTGGCGCTGCACAACGCGGCGGCGCGGTGGAACCGGGCGCTGCTGGAAAACGCGGCGCGGCCATCGGGTGCACTGGTCTATGATCCGGGCGAGCCGGGCGCGGCACTTTCCGCCGACCAGTTCGAGCGTATCCGCGCAGAATTGGCGAACGCCTTTTCCGGGCAGGCCAATGCCGGGCGGCCGATGCTGCTGGAAGGCGGCCTGAAATGGCAGGCGATAGCGCTGACTCCGGCGGACATGGACTTCGCCACGCTGAAAGCCGCCGCCGCGCGCGACATTGCGCTGGCGTTCGGCGTGCCGCCGATGCTGATCGGCCTGCCGGGCGACAGCACCTATGCCAATTATCGCGAGGCCAACCGCGCGCTGTGGCGGCTGACGCTGCTGCCGCTGGCCGCCAAGATCCTCGACGCGCTGGGCGAAGGGCTGGCGCCGTGGTTCGCGGACGCCAGCCTGGCGGTCGACGTGGACGGGATTCCGGCGCTGTCCGAGGATCGCGAACGGTTGTGGTCGCAGGTGAGCGCTGCCGATTTCCTGTCCGCCGACGAAAAGCGCGCGATGCTGGGTATCGCCCCGGTGCAGCCGTGATGCGCGAGGAGATGCTGGCGCGGCTGATCGCGCAGGCGGAAGCCGAAGGATCGGATCTGGTGACGCTGCGCGCCGTGGTGGAAGAAGCCTGCGACCTGGGCGCGGCGCGCGTGCTGGAGCGGATGGGCCTGGCCGACGAGACCGCGCACGCCGACCTGATCGAGCTGCGGCAACTGCTGCAAGCCTGGCGCGACGCCAAGACAAGCGCATGGCAGGCCGTGGTGGACTGGGCCGTCCGCGCCGTGCTGGCACTGCTGCTGGTGGGGATCGTGGTGCGGCTTGGCCTGTGGGACATGATCCGGTGAGTGCCCCGCAAGCGCCGCTGCGCTTTGCCGGCTATGCCGCGATCTTCGACAAGCGCGACAGCGGCGGTGACGTGATCCGGCAAGGCGCCTTCGCCCGCAGCCTGACGCAACGCGCAGAGCGGGGCGAGCGGCTGCCGCTTTATTGGCAGCACCGCCCCGACCGCCGGATCGGCTGGATCGACGCCGCCATCGAGGACCATCGCGGCCTGCGCGTGACCGGCACGATCGACGCGTCGGCCGGGTTGCCAGCACGGGCGCTGGTCACCCGCGCCGTGAACGGCCTGTCGTTCGGCTACCGCGTGACGGCGGGCCATGCCACGCCGGACGGGCGCGAACTGCACGCGGTGGACATTCTGGAAGTCAGCCTCGTCTCCCGCCCGATGCAGCCATCGGCGCGCGTGCATCTGGCCGGCTGAGCCGCCCCCCTTTTCTTCCTGCCCTGTTTCTTCGGGCCGCCTTTTCGGGCGGCCTCATTCCCCGCCGAAAGGACGTTCGACCCCATGGACATCGAAGCACCCGCCCCCATCGAAACCAAGAACGACGCCTTCGACGCCTCGTTCGACATCGTTGCCCGTCAGGACGCGCAGGACGAGGCGCTGGCCGCGGTCCGTACCGACATCGAGGAGGTGAAAGGCCGGCTCGACAAGGTCGGCCGCGCCGCGATCCGCCCGCTGCTGGCCGGCGGATCGCCCACCGGCACGGAGATGAAGGGCTTCGTCGACGGCTATCTGCGCCATGGCCGCGAGAGCGAACTCAAATCGCTGTCGCAGGGCGTGGCGGCCGATGGCGGCTATGCCGTACCGCGCGAGATCGACGAGGTGCTGGCGAAGCGGCTGGCCGAAATCAGCCCGATTCGGTCGATCGCCTCGGTCGTCCGCACCGGCACCAGCGGGTTCCGCCGGCTGATCTCGATCGGCGGCACGGCATCGGGCTGGGTTTCCGAAACCGCCGCGCGGCCCGAGACCGCCAGCCCCAAACTGGCCGAGATCGCGCCGCCGTGGGGCGAACTCTACGCCAACCCGTCCGCCACGCAGGCCATGCTCGATGACGCCGCGTTCGACGTGGCGGAGTGGCTGGCTGGCGAGATCGCCACCGAGTTCGCGCGGGCCGAGGGCGCGGCCTTCATCAACGGCAGCGGCACCAACCAGCCCAAGGGCTTCCTGACCGGCGCGACGAGCACCGCGGGCGATGCCGCGCGGACCTTCGGCACGCTCCAGCACATCGGATCGGGCGCGGCGGCAGGGTTCGACACCAGCCCCGAAGCCAAGCTGATCGACATGGTCTTCGCGCTCAAGGCCCCGCTGCGGCAGGGTTCGGTCTGGGTGATGAATTCGACCACGATGGCCACGGTGCGCAAGTTCAAGAGCGCCGACGGCGCGTTCCTGTGGCAGCCGGGGATCGCCGAGGGCCAGCCCAACCGCCTGCTGGGCTACCCGGTGATCGAGGCGGAGGACATGCCCGACGTGGCCGCCGGCGCGCTGCCGATCGCCTTCGGCAACTTCCAGGCGGGCTACCTGATCGCCGAGCGCAACCAGACCACGATCCTGCGCGATCCCTACAGCAACAAGCCCTACGTCCAGTTCTACGCCACCAAGCGCGTGGGCGGGCAGCTGCTCGACAGCGACGCGATCAAGCTGCTGAAGATCACCACCTGATCGCGGACACCCGCATGGCTTCCGGCGCGATTCCCCTCCCCTGGCGCGCCGGCACTGGCGCCCGCGATCGGTCTCCCCCCCTTCCGATCGCGGGCGTCCCTTCCGCCCTTCCCGACGAACAATCCCGGAGATTGCCATGATGCGGGCCATCGTCACGCCGCCCGTGCTTTCGCCGGCGGCGCTTTCCGACCTGAAGGCGTGGCTGGGCATTTCCACCAGCACCGACGACGCGGAGCTGACCGCTCTCCTGATGACCGCGCTGGAACTTTGCGAAGGCTTCACCGGCACGATGCCGCTGACGGCAACCTGCGAGGACACGGTGCCCGCCTGCGGCGCATGGCAGGTGCTCTCCGCCCGCCCCGTGCAGGCGATCACCGGCGTGTGGATGCTGGCGGTGGACGGAACCCGCACCGCGCTGGAGGCCGGGGCTTATGCCATCGATATCAGCGCGGACGGCACCGGTAAGGTGCGCCTGCGCGCGCCCGGCGATCCGGCGCGGGCGGTGGTGCGCTATACCGCCGGGCTGGCCGGCGAGTGGACCGCGCTGCCCGACGCGCTGCGCCATGGCGTGATCCGCCTTGCCGCGTATCACCACCGCGAACGCGATGACACGGGCGGCGGGAAAACCGCGCCGGTGGCACCACCGGCGGCCGTCGCCGCACTGTGGCGTCCCTGGCGGCGGATGCGTCTGTCGTGATCGCAGCACAGGCCGACTTCGCCGGCCTTCTCGCGCGGCTGACGCGCAAGGCCGAAGCGATCGCGCAGGCCCGCGCGGCGCAGCGCGCCGAGGGGACATCGCCCCGGCGCTGGCGCTCCGCCCACCTGCTGTGGCCGCTGTTCGGACAGGAGTAAGCCATGGAAACCCCCTTTCGCGCGGTGCTGCTGGCCTGGCTGGCGGCGGACCCGGCGCTGGCGAGCGCGCTCAACGCCATCGTCGAGGAGGCGCCGCTGCGCGCGGCGCTGCCCTGGCTGGCGCTGACCGCCAGCGCCAGCACCGACTGGAGCACCAAGGACGCCACCGGGCGCGAAGTGCGCGTGGCGCTGGAGCTCAACTATCGCGGGGACGATCCGCTGTCGGACAGCGGGCTGATCGCCGCAATCGAGCGGCGGGTGGAGAGCCTGCCGGCCGACCAGTCCGCCGCCGGCTTCCGCATCGCAAGCCTGCTGTTCCTGCGCGCCCGCGCCGAGCAGCGCGGCGAGGCCTTGCGCGCCCTGCGCCTAGAATACCGGGCGCGCCTGCTGGCCGCCTGACCCCCTCATTCCCAAGGAGACCCGACATGGCAGCCCAGAAGGGAAGCGCCTTCCTGTTGAAGATCAGCGATGGCGCGCCGACGCCGACCTACAACACCGTGGCCGGCCTGCGCACCACGCAGATGTCGATCAACGGCGAAACGGTGGTCATCACCAACAAGGATTCGGGCGGCTGGCGTGAACTGCTGTCCGGCGCGGGCACACGTTCGGTCACGGTCAGCGCGGCCGGCATCTTCCTGGGCAGCACGGCCGAAGCACAGGTCCGCGCCAACGCCCTGTCCGGCACGATCGCCGACTACGAGCTGTCGTTCGAGGGCGGCGAGAAGATGCACGGCCGCTTCCTGGTACAGCGGCTCGACTATTCGGGCGATTTCAACGGCGAGCGCAACTACACGATGACGCTGGAAAGCTCCGGCGCGGTCGCCCCGGCGTGAGCGACCAGGCCAACCCCCATCGCGGCGAAACCACGCTGGTGCTGGACGGGGTGTCACACGCGCTGCGCCCCAGCTTCGCCGCTCTGACCGGGGCCGAGGAGGAACTGGGGCCGCTGTTCGCGCTGGTCGAGCGGGCGGGCGCGGGGGAACTGCGCCTTGCCGAAATGGTCGCCCTGTTCTGGCACTGCCTGAAGCGGCGCGAAGGCCTTGCCCGCGATGCCTTCGCCGAAGCCGTCTGCGCCGAAGGCCTTGCCGCCTGCACCGCGCCGCTGCGCGCGCTGCTAGTGCAGATCCTGCGCGGCAGGGCATGAGCGCCGATCCCGCCGAAGCGCGCTTCGGACCCGGCGCGGCGCGCCTTTCGGGCCATGCCGCGCTGCTGCTGGGGTGGTCGCCCGACACGTTCTGGACCGCCACGCCGGAGGAACTCGCCACCGTGCTGGCCGCCTTCGCACCGGTCGAGGCTGGCGGCATCGACCGCGCCGGACTCAACGCCATGATGGAGCGCGATTGCGATGGATGATCTGGATTCGCTGGTAATCGACGTGCGCGCCAATACCGCCGGCTTCACCGCCGACATCGGCCAGATGCGCAACAACTTCGATTCGGTGCTGGTCGATGGCTTTTCGCGCGCCGGGGATACGCTGGAACGCGGCTTGCTGGGCGCGATCCGGCGCGGCAGCCTGGGCTTCGAGGACTTGCGCCGCACCGCGCTGAACGTGGTGGGCGATATCGCCGCGCAAGCTGTCCGCAACGGGCTGGGATCGATCGCCGGTGGCGGCGGAACCGATGCCGGCGGCGGCATCCCGGGCCTTGGCAGCCTGATCGGATCGCTGTTCGGCCTGCCAGGCCGCGCGACCGGCGGGCCGGTGGCGCCCGGACGCGGCTATGTGGTGGGCGAACGCGGGCCGGAACTGTTCGTGCCGACGTCCGCCGGGCGCGTCGAAAGCGGCGGCGGCGGCGGCGGGGGCGGGCGCAACGTCAACGTCTCGATCCGCGTGGTCTCCCCGGCGGGGAGCAGCCATCCCGAAAGCCTGCGCCGGTCCAGCCGCCAGGTGGCGCAGGCGGTCCGCCGCGCGCTGACCGACTATTGACCTCGCCCGCCACGGGAGCACGAGACATGAGCTTCTGGCTCGCCAAGCGCCGCACGGTGCAGCAGACGGACACCATCCAGCGGTTCGATCCGCGTTTCTGGACGGTCGATTTCCCGCGCCCGGCGATGGCCGCCGTGACCACGATCGCGCCTGACGGGCTGCGCGTGGACGCGGTGTTTCTCAAGGCCGATGACATGGTCGGCCTGATCTGGGAAAGCGAGGACCGGTGCGACCATCCGCTGCTGTCCTACGAAACCAGCCGCGACTACAGCCGGCTGACGCTGGCGTTCCGCTGGCGCTCTTCCGGCGTGATGCCGCTCGACGCGCTCGACGGCCCGACGCTGACGATCGAGGGGCGCGATGCCGCCGGAGCCCTGCACACCTGGTACGTGCGGCTGTGGAACTACGCCACGGGAACGCCGACCGACGCGCGGATCACCTTGCGCTTTTCCGATCTCGCCGGCGGATTCACGCTGCCCAGCGAAGCCGACGCGGTCCATCCGGCGGACATCGACCGCCTGTTCGTGTCGCTGGTGGCGCCGGGCTATGACGCGGGCAGCGAGACCCCGTTCGCCGCCGCCGCGAACGGCTGGGTGGAAATAACCGACATCCGCTGCCAGGGGCACAGGCCCATGCTGACGGTGGGCGACGTGATGATCCCGCCGCACGGGTTGTCGATCGCGACCGGATACGACGATGCCTATAACCAGACCCCGGCGCGCGTGCTGCGCGCGGTGCGGGGCCTCGGCTATCGGGGCAGCATCAACCACTACCTGGGGATGAGCCATTTCCTCGCGCTGGTGGCCGACGGCGCGGGCGGGTTCGTGGTCGACCCCGATCTGCCGGCGTTGAACGCCGCCGCCGACGCCTGGCACCGGGATTTTCTGGCGCGGGCGAAAGCGGCCGGCCATGCCGTGATCCTCTCGCAATCCTACGAGGTGCTGGCGCAGCATTGCCCGGCAGACTGGCAGCAGCACGCCGACGACGGCACACCCGCGCGGACCGGATGGTCTCCCCCTTCGGCCCTGCTTTCCCCGGCCAGCGCCCCGGCGATGGCGTGGCTGCGCAAGGTGGCGGTGACGCTGGCCGGCCTGATGCGCGATGCCGGGCAACCGGTGCTGTATCAGGTGGGCGAGCCTTGGTGGTGGATCACGCCCGATCGCCGCATCTGCCTGTACGACGATGCGGCGCGCGCGGCTTTCGGCGGCGATCCGGTGGTCATTCCCGATCTGGCGGCGGCGCTTTCGCCCGCGCAGACAGCGTTGCTCGACGCGGCCGGCGCGCTGCTGGCGCAATCGACGGCGGACCTGGCGGAAGCGGTGCGCGAGGCGGCCGGAAGCGCGGGCGCGACGATCCATCTTCTCACGTTCCTGCCCACGGTGCTCGATCCCGCCATGCCGGAAGCGCGGCGCGCGAACCTGCCCATCGGCTGGGCATCGCCCGCGTTCGACGTGCTTCAGATCGAGGATTACGACTGGGTCACCGCCGGCGCGGAAGGGTTGCGGGCGCAGGGCCGCGCCACCGTGGAAGCGCGGCTGGGCTATGCGCGCGCAGCACAGCATTACCTCGCAGGCTTCGTGCCCGATGCCGGCGGCGCGGAAAGCCAGTGGCCGCGCATCGATGCCGGCGCAAGCGAGACGCAGGCGCTGGGCGTGGCGCAATGCTTCGTCTGGGCCTTGCCACAAGTAAGCCGAGACGGCTTCACGCGGCTGCCCGATCCCGCCGCGCCGCTTCCCGAACCACACTCAGGCGAGGAACCGACGATGCAGGCTTTCGACGACGTGCTGTTCCCACTGGCGCTGGGCCGCGACGCTACGGTGACGCCGGAATTCGCGACCAGCGTGACGATCACCGCATCGGGCTTCGAGCGCCGCAACAGCCTGTGGTCCGATGCGCGGCTGCGCTTCGATGTCGGCCCCGGCGTCCGGTCCGAGGCGGAGCTGGGCACGCTGATCGGTTTCTTCCGCGCCCGGCGCGGGCAGGCGCGCGGCTTCCGATTGCGCGATCCGTCGGACCACAGCTCGTGCGGCATGACCGGTACGCCGACGCCGCTGGACCAGTGGATCGGCACGGGCGACGGCCTGACCGCGCGCTTCGCGCTGGCGAAGCATTATGGCGAAGGCAGCGAGGCGCAGCGGCGGCGCGTGACCCGACCCCGCGCGGACAGCGTGACCGTAAGCATCGATGGCGTCACGGCAGGCGGGTGGTCGCTGGAGGACAAGGGCGTGATCCTGTTTGCCGAAGCGCCGGCCGCAGGCGCGGCGATCCGCGCGGGCTTCCTGTTCGATGTGCCCGTGCGCTTCGCGGAGGACCGGCTCGACATCTCCGGCGCAGCCTTTGCCGCCGGCGAAGCGCCGAGCGTACCGCTGATCGAACTGCGCGAGGACGCCTGACATGGCCGGGAGCACCCGCACCTGGTTCACCGGCCCACTGGAAACGGTGGCTACCTGGTGGCGCATCGAACGCGCCGACGGCGTGACGCTGGGCTTCACCAGCCACGACCGCGATTTGGCGTTCGACGGCCTCACGTATCGCACCGCGCCCGGCATGGTGCCGTCCGCCATCCGCCGGACGGCGACATTCGAGGCGGACAGCGCGGAAATCACCGGCGCGCTGAGCCACGACGCCATCAGCGAGACCGATCTCGCCGCCGGGCGCTTCGACGGCGCGCGCATCGCCATGGGGCTGGTGGACTGGGAAACGCTGGAAACGACAACGCTGCACAGCGGAGCGATCGGCACGGTCGGACGGGAGAGCACCGGCTTTTCCGCCGAACTGCTTTCGCTGAAGGACCAGCTAAGCCGCGATGTGGTGCCCCGAACCGCACCGACCTGTCGTGCCGCGTTCTGCGGGGAAGGCTGCACGCTTTCCGGCACGCGGTTCGAGCACGACGCCACGCTGATGGATATAACGGAAGCCGGGGACGCGATTCGCATCGCCTGTGCCGTTCCCGCAAATGCCCTGCTGTTCGGCCGCGTGCGCTGGATCGACGGACCGAGCGCGGGCCTGACGCGGCACGTCATCGGAGTCGATGGCGACTGGATCGCGCTGGACCAACCGGTCTTCGCCACCATTTCCGACGGCGGACGCCTGCTGGTGCGCGAAGGGTGCGATCACACGCTGCAGACCTGCGCGGACCGCTTCGGCAACGCGGTGAACTTCCAGGGCGAGCCGTTCCTGCCGGGCAACGATCTGCTGACCCGCTATCCCCCGGCATGAACGCCGATCTGGCCGCCGCCGCGCTGAACCTGATCGGCACGCCGTTCCGGCTGCACGGCCGCGATCCGGCGACGGGGCTGGATTGCGTGGGGCTGGTCGCCGAGGCCATGCGCCGCGCCGGATTTCATCCGGTTCCGCCCGGCGGATACGGCCTGCGCGCCTTGTCCGTCGACGCGCTGGTTCCCCATGCGGGGGCCAGCGGCCTCGTGCCCGTGCCGCGCGACGGCGACGTAGTGCTGGCGCGCGTCAGCCCGGTGCAGGCGCACCTGCTGATCGCCGCGCCGGACGGCTTCGTCCACGCCCACGCCGGCCTTCGCCGCGTGACCTTCCTGCCCGGCCCCCTTCCCTGGCCGGTGCCGCTCGCATGGCGCATCCCGTCCGAAAGGCCCTGAACGATCATGGCAACGCTACTTCTGACCGCTGCCGGCACCGCGATCGGCGGGCCGCTGGGCGGCGCAATCGGTGCCCTCGCCGGACGCCAGATCGACGCGGCGATCATTGGCACCCGCCAGATCGAAGGCCCGCGCCTGAAGGACCTTGCCGTCCAGACATCGAGCTATGGCTCCGCGCTGCCGCTGCACTTCGGCACGATGCGCGCCGCCGGGAGCGTGATCTGGGCGACCGACCTGCAGGAACATGCGACGCGCGAGGGCAGCAAGGGACGCCCCACGGCAACGCGCTATAGCTATACCGCGTCGTTCGCGGTGGCGCTCGCCAGCCGCCCGGTCAGCGGGATCGGCCGCGTGTGGGCGGACGGCAACCTGCTGCGCGGGGCGGCGGGCGACCTCAAGGTGGGCGGGGCCATGCGCGTCCACACCGGATACGGCGACCAGCCGGTCGATCCGCTGATCGCGCAGGCCGAAGGGATCGACCGCTGCCCTGCGTTTCGCAACACCGCCTACGTGGTGTTCGAGGATCTGGAACTCGCCGATTTTGGCAACCGCATTCCATCGCTCACGTTCGAGGTCATCGCCGACAGCGAGGGCTGCACCATGGCGCGGATCATCACCGCGCTACTGCCCGAGACTCTCAGCGCGGCCATCGACACGGCATTGTCCGGCTTCAGCGTGGATCAGGGAACGTGCGGCGATATCCTTGCCACCCTGTCCGATGCGATTCCCCTCGCCTGCGTGGTGCATGACGGCGTGCTGGACATCCGGCTGGCAGAAACGGTCGGCGATACCCCCGCCCCCCTCCTGCCCCAACCGGCGGCGACAGGCGACGGCAACCCGGACGACACGAAGGGCGACGGATGGACTCATCGGCGCGAACCTCTGCCGACGGTGCGCCAGTGCGGCGTGCGCTATTACGACCCCGCGCGCGACTACCAGCCGGGGCTGCAACGCGGCATCGGACGCAGCGAGGCGGGCACGCTGGCGGTGATCGAACTCCCTGCGGCGATCGACGCCGCGCAGGCCCGCTGGCTGGCGGAAGCGGCCAGCCAGCGGGCGAGCCGCCCGCGCGACACCATGCGCTATCGCGTGACCGAGATCGGCCCCGCGACCGCCCCCGGCGCGATCGTCCGCGTGCCGGTTGCAACCGGCCTGTGGCGGATCGAACAATGGGAATGGCAGCAGGACGGGGTGATGCTCGATCTGGTCGCGCTGCGCATGGGCGCGGGAACGGGCGGCGGCGCAACGACCGCCGATCCCGGCCGCTGCCTGGGCGCGATCGACCTGCCTGCCCCGCCTACCCGGCTGGTGGCGTTCGAACTGCCCTGGGACGGCATCGGCGATGGGAACACGCCCGCGCTGTTCGCCGGGGTGTCTGGTGCGAGCGCCGGCTGGCGCGGCGCGGCGTTGTTCGCAACCACGGTGGCCGGGGACGCCATGCGCCCACTGGGCGGCAGCGGCCAGCAGCGCGCCATCGTCGGAAAGTGCGAGTCGGCTTTGTCAGCGGCCTCGCCGCTGCTGGTGGACAGAAGCTCGACCGTGGATGTCCGCCTGGCCGCCGCCGATCTTGTCCTGGCCGATGCAACGCTGGCAAGTCTGCTCGACGGCGCCAACCGCGCGCTGATCGGCGCCGAAGTCATCCAGTTCATGCGCGCGGAGCCGCTTGGCGACGGGCTGTGGCGCCTGTCGGGCCTGCTGCGCGGACGCGGCGGCAGCGAAGGAGCGATTGGCCAGCACGCGGCCGGAGAGGACTTCGTCCTGCTCGACGACCGCATCACCACGCTTGACCCAAGGATCGTCGGCGAGGCGGCCAGCGCACGCATCGCAGCGATCGGACCGGGCGACGCGGCGGCCGTCAGCACGCCAATCGCGGGCGCCGGAACGACCTGCCGCCCGCTTGCGCCGGTTCACGGCGCGGTGCGGCAAAGCGAAACGGGCGGCATCTCCCTGACATGGGTGAGGCGCGCGAGAGGCGCGTGGGTCTGGGCCGACGGGGTCGACGTACCGCTGAACGAGGACGTGGAACGTTGGACGATAGGTTATGGCGACGCCGTAACGCCGGCTGTGGGATGGGAAACGGACGTTGCCCGGCTCGATCTCTCGCCCGCGCAGACCGAGTCACTGCTCAGCCTGGACGCGCCGCCCCAGTTTCACATCCGCCAGAGCGGACGCGCCGCGCTCTCCCGGCCGCTCACCATTTTCCTGCCGGACTGA